AGACGACCAAATAGCGGCCGATGATGGGGGAGAATGGGATGAACCCGAGACCCCATATGCAGCCAAGTATCCCTTTAATCATGTATATGAGACAGAGGGTGGGCATATAAGAGAATATGACGATACTGTGGATGCAAAGAGAATACATGAACGCCATGCGTCAGGGACTGGCTATGAGATATTTAACGATGGTACGAAGGTCACAAGAGTAAAGAAAGACAACTACACCCTCACGACGGCTGATGACTATGTACATATACAAGGGGAGAGTAAAGCAACCTTTGATAAGGGTCTACGAGTTAAAGTCAATGGCTCTGCTGAAGAAGGTAACAACTATAACATAGAAGTAGGGGCTAAGAGTAATGTAACAATAGAAGTACAAGACGGCGACATTAATCTTATATCCCAGCTGGGCGATGTCAACCTCAAGGCAGGTAAGAACATGAACATAGATGTTGCACAAGCATTAAACATTAAGGTCGGTGGTGCAATTACAGAGACGGCTGCAAGTAAGAAAGAAAGTGTTACAGGCGAGCATGAGATGAATGCTTCTGAACAAGACATCAACGGTAACATTATTAACCTTAACTAAGAGGGGGGTCGATTTTCGGCTAAGACCTGTTAGAGTACATAAGGGATCTGTTTTGATATAGATAAATGCTATCTCAAACGGCTGCAACCAAAAATTAGTATAAAATTTCCTCAAGTAGGAAAAGACAAGGAAAAGTAAATGATGGTAAACGATATATTCAATGGTGCATTTAGACTACTACTCTTAGTAATGGTCTTAATTATATTATTCATGTGGTCAACTCATATGTTAAGTGCCAATGTGCTAATGCTACCTACAATTGTAATAGCATTAATTGGTCTCTTAACTGCAAAGCCATTTAGATGAGATATACAAAAAAAGAAATACAATGTAATGATGTAAAGGCATTACTTGAAATACTTTTAATAGTATTAGTGCTTTACATATTGTTGTAAATGTGTTATAATAAGAATCAAGGAGAACGAAATGCTGACGATAATTATGGAGGGTAAAAATGATGAAGAACCCCTTAGTAGGTACAATAAGCAAATGGATGTTTAGACTTTATATACTTTGGTCTATCTGTGCTGATATCACGATAATTGGTGGATTAGTTTACTATTTCTTTTTCTACTAAATATAAATGAGTACACTCTAACGAGGAATACTCTTAGAGTTTATTTGAATTTTTAAGAAAAAAAAAGGAGAATATAATATGGCAACTGTCAATGACTCAAAAGCGAAAGCTTTACATAGACATCTTGATTTTCAAATCGAGAATTTAGAACGAAAAAATTACCATAATCGAGAACTCATCACAGACCTCAAAAAACAAAAGTTAAAAATTAAAGACAGGCTTTACACTCTTTCGCTACGAGAAGAACAGCGTAACAAAGAGCAACAACTGGATTTATTTAGCAAAGAAGGATCGAATGTTACATAAAATAAGTGAATTTGTGAATCGTATTCGTGTTATGCATGAAGAAGCACAATTATTACATAAAATGAAATACGAGTCCCCTAAAGCGACACAGGTAGAAATTGACAATAAAATACAAGGCATACAAAGTATGGCATTGAGTATTGCAAAAGATACCTCTGAATACAATCGTATAGAGGACATATAAGTATTAGGTAGAGGGGTCGGGAGACTGACCTCTCTCCTAGGAAAAAAATTCTAAAAAAATTCTTGGAAAAAATCTCTTATAAATATTCAGTATGAAAACATTAAAACAAGTAGAAGCGATAGATTGTCTTTGTGAGGAAACTTATCAAGACTTAGAAATTACCGAAGCTGAGTATCAAGGTAAGAAGGTCAAACTCAATGACCCAATACGAGGCGGTAGTAAGAAGTTCTATGTTTATGTAAAAAATGCTAAAGGAAATATTATCAAAGTTTCTTTTGGCGATACGACAGGTTTATCTATCAAACGAGACGACCCTGCTCGAAGAAAGTCTTTCCGTGCAAGACACAATTGTGATACAGCGAAAGACAAAACGACAGCGAGATACTGGTCATGCTATCAATGGCGTGCCAATGCTCCAGTCAATAACTAATCTCATATAAATAAACAGTATATATTATGATACACTAGGTGAGCGAGATATCAAAATTTTAATACCTCAAATTAAGGAGAAAAATAACATGATAAAATATATGACTGCCCTTGTGGCAGTATTCTTTACTACAGCTGCTTTATCAGCTGAAGTAATACCCTACGGATCATTTAACTATAAGTGGTCGCATGATGAAAACGCCTCTGGTGTTGCATACGACAAACTTGAAGATAATGGTTCTAAAATCGGCGTTGACATAGTTGATGTCGGTATTGAAGGACAAACAATTACAGGTTTTGCATTATTAGAAGTTGGTGTGGATACAGATGATTCTGCTTCAAATACTTTTAATTCAAGACTTGCATATGTAGGTGCTTCTACTGAAATGGGCGACATATCAGTCGGCCGTCAATCACACCCTTATACAGACAATGTTGCTGAGAACGCAAGTATCTTTGAAGTATATGGTGGCAACTCATCATTCTCATATGGTTCTAGAAGTTCAAACTCATTAGTATATTCTAACGAAGTAGGTCCTTTATCTATTGACGCTATGGCGATTGTAGATGGTGCTTCTGGCGAAGATGGAGTTGATGTTTACGAATGGTCAGCTTCTGCTAAAGTTCTAGGTAGTGATGTATCAGCAGGTTATGTTGATGACATTACAAACGACATTTCATACTACGGTGTCGGTGCAACAACAAGTATTGATAAATTAACAGTATCGTCTAGTTATACAATTAAAGACGCTGCTACTGATTTAACTGCTTGGGAAGTTGCTGGTAAGTTTAGTCTTTTATCTGTCGGATATGGCGATAAAGAAGGAACAGGCACATACAAGACAATCGGTCTCTCTAAAAGTTTCGGGAACGATTTACTAGTATATGCTGAAACAGAAATGGCAGCACCAGAAGGTTCTGCTGTTGATACACAATCGTGGTCTATTGGAACTAAGTTCTCATTCTAAATTATAATTTTGCTAGTATCCCCTTTTTTTAGGGGGTACTACGCTATCACTTGACCCCTAAAGTCCGCCTGAGCGGCGGCCTAGACGGTCGTTTTCCAAGTCATTAGTATGTTTTTCTTCATTTACACACTAGATATATAATTCTCGATTATTATAAGTACTCATGTAAGTCCTTCAAAAACCCACCTAAGCTAGCTTGGAGCGGAATGAATAAACAGCAGAGAACATGGATAGTACTATCTAAAATAGAACCAAGTCGAATGGTAAAGATAGATACTTATGAATATGAAAGTCTAGCAGAGGATATATTAAAAGACAAGATATCTTTTAATTCTTTATGTGAAATCTTTAATGATAAAATTTATTGGAAATGGTTTCAAAAAAACTATATTGAAAGTGATGATAGTATGAAGAACACAAAAGAAGAAATACAAATTGCATAAGTGCCTCCTATAAAGGAAGCAGTATCTTCTTTTTCTCGTTTTGTTAATTTATAGTTTTTCATCTGTAAAATATTTAGAGTTAAAGTTGAATAGGTTTCTCTAAAATCAATTGTCATTTTGACACCTTTATATATTATATGTTACTATTCGCTCTTCAATAAACATTAGTTCGTTAGCAGTATATTTTAAATCTCTAAAAATATGGGATGCTTCAACAAGTAAAATAGCATTATCAAAGCTATCTGATATACAGTCAAAGTACTCATTATTTTTAAAAACGAATTTGTAATTTTTTAGTTGAAAATTAGTTAGTTTCAATTTAGTATTCCTTTTTAATTGGTCGGAGTGGCAGGATTCGAACCTGCGGCCCTCTGGTCCCAAACCAGATGCGCTACCAGGCTGCGCTACACTCCGTTATTGTCTTTTAATTAAGACTTGTTATATTTTTCAGACATAACAGAACCTAAAGCAGATTCTTCTTTAGAAGAATAATGGTCTTGCGATAATTGTATAATTGCATAATGTATAACTTTCATCAAGTCAGCCTTATTACGACCTTCTTTCTTGCCATACCTTTGAGCATATTTTAAGATATTGCCCATACAGAAACCTGTACCATGACCTTGGTCAATGATAATTTCAGTTGCCTGATAATTTTTAGTTTGAGCATAATGTGATTCATAAGTCTTATTCACATAATCCATTATATCATTTACAATTACATTTTCATCAAACTTGTATTCTATTGTCATCTTGTCGTCCTTTCTTCATATTTTCTTTTATTATAGTTTTTTGAATTTTAGTTAATTTAGGATCAATAAATCCTTTAACTTTACTTTGTATCTTAGAGGGTGATAAACCAAGCATAGTACAATAGTTAAGAAACGACCAATGATGTTCACTTTCATTGTTCAGTATCCAGTCGATTGCCTCTACCTTATGTTTTAGATACCTAGGTCTTTTACCCATGTACATGGTATCTTCAACTGCTTGAGTTAATATTGCCGTAATAAATCTTTCTTCACCTGTCATTATATGTCCTTTTCAATTTGTGAGAAGTATGCCCAATATTGGTCACCATTCTCTGTTACATATCCAATTGAACCATTATAGCCCATATCAGTATCATATTCTTGTACCTGTATACCATTCTCACCTGCAGGATCACTTGTCGTTAGGGCAAGAGATATATCAGTTATCTTACCTTCTCTTGGTAAAACATTTCTAGTATTCACAGATACTTTATCATCCACTTTAATTAACACTCATAATCTCCTGTAAGTTAGAATCAATATTAAAAGAAATCTCACTTGCAAGTTTAGGCCATTTAGACACAAAACTATCTACAAATTTATCTCTCTGTTCTTCGGTCATTGTGGCAATAACCTCAACAAGGTTTTCAGCCAACACTTCTTCCATAGGGTCTTTCATATAATCATCACCTATACTCATAACATATCTTCTCCTTTTTGGTTAATTATTACGATAAACATTGATACGATACCTATGATGGTAAAGATACTAAATCCTAACCAGTTATCATTCATAGGAACTCCGTTATATCCACCATCAATACAACCGACAGCAAATATAAAACTCATTATACCTGTAACACTAAAAAATGTATTCATTACGCAGCCTCTAACATTGACATTGGTACTCTATAACTTTTACCGAGCATATCTACCACACATCTAGATTGATTAATCTTAGTAATTACACCAGGAGTTTTTTTAGTCTTTTGAACAACAAACACTTTTTGTCCAACAGACAATGAAGATTTAGCATTCATAACTTTAACATCACTAATAAAACTAGAAAGTTCATTCAGTTCAGTTAAAGACAGTTGTTGGATGCCAGCCTTGATTAATTGTATTTTATTCATAATATAGTTTTCCTTTTGTTTAGTTTAAGTATAATGGACCAGTCCATTGTATTGGGTAATTTCCAGTAAGAACATTACCTCTTGGTTGATTAAGAGCAGGTGCCGCCCACCCAGCGGGTTTTAAAACATCACCTTTTTTGAAATGTTTAAAATCTTCTTTCACTATGAAAGCAAATACTGACCTGTCATAGATAACTTTAGTATATTTTTTACCTTCTCTAACAGTAATTTGAGATTCATAATTTTCAAGTTTTTGTCTAGTGTAAGCAGAATCGTTTCTACCCATTGTTTGAGCATAATCTTCTTTAGCACCAGCCATCATATTTTTAATACCGTCTTGTATAGTCTCGGCAGACTTTGAAACATTAATCATTAAGATACCTCGTTATATAAACATTCTTCAAGGTCATCCATACTGTGGATACCACAAAGTTCGAAGTTGTGGTCAGTTGTTTTTGCTTCAGCAACTGCCTCTTCAACTGTCATATTGTTAGATGTAATCTTAGAAACTAAACTGTCGATATAATCTTCAGCCTGGTCCCAATAGTAGTTTTTCACTTTACTCATATTATTTTAGTCCTTTCGTTAATTGATTCTTTTTCATAATATACACATATTATACACTAAAAAGGGATAGATTGCAAGAAAAAAATGGATTATTCCATGGAATAAAACCCTTATTTTTCAACGATTTAAGAGGCGCATTTTGACGCACTCTAAAACCCTTAAAAACCCTTATTTTCTGTGTTTTTTTCATAATATATACATATTATACAACAAAAAGGGCTAAGAGTCAAGAGAAAAATGGATAAAAACCCATAAAAATGGTCAACTTAGGTTGAATCTAATTCAATTTACTTGATTTTGTTCTTGTTTTGTTCTAATGTAGAGATTTTTTCATCATTTCTGGTGAAAATATTGAGTGTTGACCACTTTTTACCGAATCAATTGCGTTTTCTAGTATTTTTTCAGTACCTTCTTCACCCAAAGCGGCAACATAACAATCTATCGCTGTTTTCAATACCATGGCAAGTGATACTAAGGGATTATTTTGATATTTTATCAATAATTTAGTCATATCATCTTGTACTTCTCTCATTATTTTTTCATCTTTATCCATAGTCTCTATTATAACATATTCTAAACGATTTGTAAAGCCCTTATAAATAGTTATTATAAAAAACAAAGGAAAAATCAAATGTACGAGTATAAATGCAAAATTAGAAAAGTTGTTGACGGTGATACCGTTGATATTGATATTGATTTAGGTTTCGGTGTCTGGCTCAATGACGAAAGAGTGAGAATTATAGGCATTGATACTCCTGAATCAAGAACTAGTGATAAAGTTGAAAAGATTTTTGGTCTAGCAGCAAAAGAAAGAGTAAAACATTTACTTGGCGATGGTGCTACTCTATTATCTAAAGTTAAAGGTGATGGTAACGAAGAAATGCGAGGCAAGTTCGGTCGTATTCTTGGTGATTTTAGAACACCGCATGGTGATATACTAACTTCTAAACTTATGGAAGAAGGTCACGCTGTTGCTTACTCAGGTGGTAACAAAGAAAAGATTCAAGCAAAACATTTAGAGAATAGACAAAGATTAGTCAACGAAGGTAAAGTTGATGTTGAAGGTATGGAAGTAACCAAACCAGCATTAGTACAAAAACCAATCGTTGAAGAACCGGTTGTTGAAGAAGTTGCAACACCAGTTAAAAAAAATAAAAAGAAAAAAACATCTAAAAAGAAATAGAGGAAAGTTATGAAAATTTTAGAAATGTTAGGATTTGGCAAAAAGAAAGTAGCTGAAAAAGTTGCTAAAGTCAAAAAAGTAGCAAAGAAAAAAAATAAAAAGAAACCTGCAAAGAAAAAATAATGAAGGGTGAGTATGTTGTAAAAATAGGAACTTCTTTTCTAGAATTTTCTAATAGTACAGATATACCTAACGAGTTTGACCATCTTATCAAATTTGTTCCAGAAGAGCCGCCTGAGCCACACACTCAAGAGGATCATGATTTCATTAATACATTCAACGACAAGTTTCAAGAAGTATTTAAAAGAGGAAAAGAAGATAATGCCAGCAGTAACTAGAATAGGCGACGCTGATGTAACACATTGTAGTGGTATGACAAGAGCGGCAGGTTCT